TTGGCCAACATACGCTGATCGCCGCGCTTCCGCCGATCATCAAACCGTTTCGCCGATGGATCGACACATCCCGCCACGAATGGTCGAGGTCGCCCGCTGGGGGATATTGGGACACCGATGATCGAGAGTTCGGATTCTCATTTGCCGAGGGCGCATTGCATGTCCATTACGGCCCCCAGACTGGCGACAGCGAGACCACTAAATCAAAATGTTTCTTCTATCCGTGGCGCGAGCATCGGATGGTTCGGCACAGCCTGTACGACCTTCAGGGCGAGCATTTCGCTGATCTGCCGGAATGGGGCTTCCGCCACAAGAACGGATGGGCAGTCAGGAACGCGATAGAGGATATCTGCCCTGTCGCGCGCTTCGAGTTCGATGATTTCGATGGCGAGCGGATTGTCGCGAACTGCAAGATCGAGGAACGGGAGTGGCGGCGAGGCAAGGGCTTGTTCCGCCTGCTCTACATTGGCCGCAATCGCGTCTCGCGCTCGCTGGACCTGAAATTCTCGTCTGAAGTGGGGCGCCGTAAAGGCTCGTGGAAGGGCGGAACGGTTGGGCACAGCATCGATATGCTCCCCGGCGAACTGCATGAAGCCGCGTTCCGCCGCTACTGCGCGAACGAGCATCTGACATTTGTCGCGCCACTGGCCGACACCCCGACCCCCCTCAACACTCAAGCGGAGGATTCATGAACGCAGAGGCGCTCAAGCTTTCGACCTATGCATCGCCAGAGCTATTGGCGGGCCGGAGCGGTGCGCCGATTCAAGTCTGCCGCCTGCTCTTCGCCGTGGCCGAAAATGATGTTGAGAACGTCGCGCTGATCCGCAGCGGTAAGATCGACGAGGACACAATGCGCCAGCGACGGGCCGTGATCCTGATGGCCCGCCTGCGCACGGACGCCTCATACCCCGAGATAGCCCGCGCACTGGCTCGCGATCATAGCTCCGTCGATCGCAGTGCATGGAAGGCGCTCGACCTGTGGCGCGACGATCCAGAGTTCCGCGCGCTCTGCATGAAGATATCCGGACGCGAGCGGGATGGGCTCGAAGATTTGATGAGGAGTGTCGCGTAATGGTCATGGGACGCCCCACAGCAGCCACGCCAGGGATCATTGAGGAAATCGCGGAGCGCCTGTCGCGCGGCGAGCCCTTGGCGCGGATATGTGACCTTGAGCACATGCCGAGCTATTCTACCGTACGCCGATGGGAAGCGGAGAACGCCGACTTTCAAGCAATCTCCGCGCGCGCGAAGATCGACGGCACGCATTTCATGGCCGATGACTGCCTTCGTATCGCTGATGACCCGGAGATTGAGCCCGCCGATAAGCGCATCCGCGTCGATACTCGTCTTCGCTTGATCGGGAAATGGAACGCCAAGCAGTATGGCGAGGCCACGCTGCTCAAGCATGCCGACGCAGACGGGAGCAAGCTGGATTTGGCGACGGCGCTGGCAAAGCGGCGCCAGCGTGTCGCGGAAGGTCGTGATGGCGACGAAGGCTGATCCGCAACTGGAGCTGATCCACGATATCGCAGGGTTCACGCACGATCCCCTAGGCCATGCGCTCTACGCGTACCCTTGGGGCGATACGTCGTTCTCCGATGAGATGGGCCCGCGCAAATGGCAGCGCGAAGTCATGGGCGATATTCGCGAGCATCTCTCGAATCCGGACACGCGCTTCAAGCCACTGCGCATCGCCATTGCATCGGGGCACGGCATCGGCAAATCGGCCGCAATCTCGATGATCTGCAAGTGGGCGCTCGATACGTGCGAGGATACCCGCATCGTCATCACTGCCAACACTGAAAGCCAGGTGCTGACCAAGACCTCCCCCGAGGTGTCGAAATGGGCGAAAGCCGCGATCACCGCGGACTGGTTCAAGGCAACGGCAACGAAGCTAGCTTCCACGGCGCCGGGCCATGCCGATAGCTGGCGCGCTGACCTTGTCACATGGTCGGAGAACAACACCGAGGCGTTCGCCGGCCTGCACAACAAGGGCAAGCGCATCGTTCTCATATTCGATGAGGCGTCCAAGATCGCGTTGAAGGTGTGGGAAGTGGCGATCGGCGCGCTGACCGATGAGAACACCGAAATCATATGGCTTGCGTTCGGCAACCCGACGCAGAACACGGGCGGCTTCCGCGAGGCGTTCGGCAAGCACCGCCATCTGTGGAAAACGCGCCAGATCGACAGCCGCACCGTAGAGGGGACGAACAAGGCCTATCTGCAAGAGCTGGTCGATACCTACGGCCTGAACAGCGATATCGTGAAGGTGCGCGTGCTGGGGCAATTCCCGTCGGCATCGTCGATGCAGTTCATCGGTACGGACTTGGCGCAGAACGCGCGCACGCGCCCCGTGCCGCCGGGCCTGCTGTCAGACCCGCTCATCTTCGGCGTGGACTGCGCCCGCTTCGGCGGCGATCACTCCACGCTCGCCATCCGCTGCGGACGCGATGCGCGCACCCGCCCGTGGAAGCGCTGGCACCAGATCGACAGCATGACGGTGGCAGGCGATATCTCGCTAGAGGCGAAGCTGTGGAAGCCTGATGCGATCTTCGTGGACGTGGGCAATATTGGCGGCGGGGTCATCGATCGCTTGCGCCAGCTCGGGCACAAGAATGTCTTCGAGGTGCATTTCGGCGGGGCAGGGCGCTCCGTCGAATGGGCGACAGGCGTTCACATCAACACCGCGAACAAACGAGCGGAGATGTACGCCTCAATGCGCCACTGGCTGGGCAATGGCGGATGCATCCCCGACGAGCAGGCGGTTGAGGATGATCTGACCGGCGTGGAATATACCTATTCGGACGGCGAGTCGGCGATCCTGCTCGAGAAGAAGTCGCACATGAAGGCGCGCGGGCTCGCATCACCGGATGATGCGGACGCGCTGGCCTGTACGTTCGCCATGCCCGTCGCGCCGCGCACGGTAGCCCGGCGTGACCCGGTGAGCTATATCCCCCAGGGCGGGCAAATGGATCGATTTGCGGAATTGAGGGACTGATGCCCATACCATTCAACATCCGCGAACAGACGATCCACGGCGTGCCGAGCGTTACGGCGGACTTCGTCATCGCAGACGGCCGCACGGGCTCTGTCTCGGTCCCCGCCGATCTATTCCGCCTGCACGGCGAGACCCTGCTTCAACAGGAAGCTGAGGCGGTTGAGGCCGATGCTCGCCGTCACCAGTATAAACCGCCACAGCACGATCGGTACCGCGAGTTCCGCTGACCCTGTGCATCGCGCCGCTTGAGCATACACCCGCACGCTAGGACCGCCCTGCAACCAAGGCAGGTGACCTATGTGCGTCGGCGCTCCCGATATTCCGCAGATCCCCGAACGGCAGGCCGCACGCAGCCCTGCGGGTAGCGCGGGCGGACGCCTTGGCGAGAAGGACATGCGCCGCCGTGGCTTTGCCGCCGCGATGATCGCCCCCACGCTCGGCGCACCCACCGCGACGACCAACATCACCGGGGTCTGAGTGGCCAAGGGCACGCTCACCCTTCGCCGCTCCGACGACGACAAGCTCCGGCAGCATTGCGAGCATCGTCACAAGTCGATGATGCCGTCGGGCGACATGGTCGGCGACTGGTACGAGATCGCCGGGCTCTCCATGCCATCGCGTTCCCGCCAGTTGGTAGAGTGCCACAAAGCCAAGCATCGCAGTGCCTCGCAGAAGGTCAACCTCTACGACGGCTATTCCATCCGCAGCTTCGAGATTTGCGCGAACGGGATGCTTTCCGGCCTGTCGTCGCGCTCGCGCCCATGGCGCAAGTCGGTGCTCGAAGACGAAGACCTGATGGATCATTACCCCGTGCGGGTGTGGCTCGATGCCTATGACAAGCTCGTCTATTCCGCGCTCGCCTCGTCCAATTTCTACGAAGCGCTGCTCAGCACCTATCTGGAGATGGCGGGCTTCGGCACCGGCGCCGTCATCACGCTCAATCATCCGCTGTCATCGCCGAAGCTGGTGTCGCACGCGCTGACCGCGGGTGAATATGGAATCGCGGTGGGCGAGGATCTGCGTCCGAACGCGCTGGCCCGCAGCTACACGCTTACCACCCGCCAGATCGTCAGCGCCTATGTCGCCGTCGGTCCCG